ACTTATTCATTACCTACCGATACTATTGATATTTTGAGTGCTGTTATAAGAACAGGTACAGGTTCCACACAATCAGATACCCAAATAACTAGGATAAGTAGAGATGCTTTCATAAATATCCCTGGCAAAAATACTGAAGCTCAGCCTAGCCAATGGTATGTTGATAGGCAAATAGCCCCCACTATTAAAGTTTGGCCTACTCCTAATACCTCTTATACTCTGGTGTACGATAGATTAACTCGTATCGAAGATGCTGATTCTTCTATCAATACTTTAGATGTCCCGTTCAGATTTTATCCTTGTTTAGCAGCGGGGCTGGCATATTACTTAGCTATGAAAAAAGCTCCTGATCGTATACAAGTTCTTAAAGCAGTTTATGAAGAAGAGTTTAGTCGTGCTGCGTATGAGGATGTAGATAGAGCTAATCTTAGTTTAGTTCCGCGTAGAGATTACTATGGGTTCAGCTAATGGCTTATGCTTTAGGAAAATACGCACAGGCAATTTGTGATAGATGCGGGTTTCAATACCCTTATCTTGATTTACGTGAAGAATGGAATAATTTTAAAGTCTGCCCAGAGTGTTATGAACCTAAAGCTAGACAGTTAGAGCCTACCCAAGTGGGTGCGGATCCAGAAGCTCTTTTTCAACCCAGACCAGATGTTTCAGAAACCACAGATGTTACTATCTCTTTCCCAGTAACTGATGATGGTAGTTTTACTAAAAAACCTTTTCTTCCCCGAATACAAACTGGTGTTGGCACTGTAACTTTTGGTGGGGATGTTACAACACCTGTTACTGAAAGTGTTACAGGTGTTTCCGGGACAGGTTCTATAGGGACAGTTACGGCATCAGGCACAGGGACATCTATAGCTGCTACTTATACTGTTACAGTTGCTTCTTATCTTGGAGCAAATAAGTATTATATTGATAGTACTAGACAGGATACAGTCAGCTTGTCAGAGGGTAGTACATATATATTTGATCAATCCGACAGTAGCAACTCTGGTCACCCTTTAAGGCTATCAGCAACTTCTGATGGTACACATGGGGGAGGATCACAATATACTACAGGAGTTTCTACAAGTGGCACTCCAGGATCTTCAGGAGCGTATACTCAAATAACAGTAGCTTCCGGAGCCCCGACATTGTACTACTATTGTACAAACCATAGTGGCATGGGCGGTCAGGCGAACACACCATGAGTTATACATACACACAATTAAAATCTTCTATCCAAGATTATACCGACAATAATGAGACAAGTTTTGTTTCCAATCTAGATAGATTCATTAAATCAGCAGAGCAACGTATTTTTTCAACGGTAGATTTAGAATATTTCCGTAAAAATGCATCTGGGGCGATGACTTCCGGTAATCAATTTATGGCAGTGCCTTCTGATTATTTAGCTTCTTTTAGCCTCTCTGTTGAAAACTCTGGCTCTAAAGTATTTCTCTTACAAAAAGATGTAAATTTTCTACAAGAATCTTATCCAGACAGTACCGCAACTGGTATCCCGAAATATTATGCAGCATACGATGTGAACAATTTTATAATTGCTCCAACACCGAATGCTAATTTTTCTACAGAAATCCATTACTATTATCGACCTGTCAGTTTAGCAGATAGTAAATTCACTCTCACAGTTAGTGATGTAAGTGGAACTTTTGTTAGTAATGAAACTATAACAGGTGGAACAAGTGCAGAAAGCACAACTATTAATTCAATCACTTCAGCCACAGAATTTGTTGTTATTATCCCTACCGGAACATTTACTGTAGGCGAGACAGTAACTGGTGGCACTAGCGGGGCTACTGGAATAGTAGTCTCAACTTCTGCTGATACTACACTAACATGGGTTAGTGAAAATGCTCCTAATGCTATTTTATACGGCAGCTTGTTTGAAGCATATACTTACATGAAGGGCGAAAGAGATATGTTAGATCTGTATAATGGCAGATTTGGAGAAGCTCTTAGCCGAATAAAAGATTTAGCAGAAGCTCGTGAAAATACAGATGCATATAGAACAGGATTGCCTAGCAGGGCTAGAACATGAAGATAGCTATAGTAGGTCTTGGCGGTAGTTTTTCCGATTATGTTTCTGCAAAAATAACCTCACAAGAATTTGATGAAATATGGGGCATAAATTGTATAGGTGGTGTTATACACGTTGATAAGACGTTTATGATGGATCCAGTAAGTCGTTTCTTAGATACTGAAAATGCGGGAACCCAAACAGGGATAGCTCGTAAATTTTTAAAAGAAAACAAAAAACCCATAATAACTTGTCAGTTAGATAAACGAATTAAGAATCTAGAATTATTTCCTCTTAAAGAAGTCGCTACAGAGCTTGGGTATTGTTATTTTAATAATACTGTCGCATATGCAGTGGCGTATGCTATTTGGATTAAAGCCACCCAGATTTGTTTATATGGAATAGATTATACTTACAAGAATGTTAATATGGCAGAATCAGGTAGGGCTTGTGTAGAGTTTTGGTGTGCGATAGCTGCAACTAAAGGTATTAAATTAGAAGTAGCTCATGGTTCTAGTTTACTAGATACAAATGTGCCTGAAAATGAAAAACTATATGGCTATCATAGATTAGAGGATCCTTTAGTGCAAACTGTAAAAGATGGAGGGCTTGTTATAACAAGACAGTCTGAGGTAGAACCTCCTGAACCAGTGGAAAGTGATCCTGTTATATTTGGAAGGCATGATAATGTTTGATTTAAATGTAGGGAGTGTAGGGGCTGTTAATATAGTGACCTCCGAAAACGGTGGTTTATCTAACGATCAAATAGCAGAGATGTTGGCTACTAAACTTATTTATATTTCTGATGATGCTCCAGAACCTATCCGTTTACAAGCCGAGGCTTTTAGGGATAAAGTAAGGAATCTAGCACAATACTATATAGAGTTGGCTAGGAAGGAAGAACGTGCTAGTATTTGCGCCAAGGTCCGTGAGGCTGGACAAATTGAATTAGCAAAAGCTATTGGGAGACTATAATGGCAATCGCACAAGCAATGTGTACAGCATTTAAAAAAGAGTTGATGTTAGGTACACACAATTTCGCAACAAATGGTAATGCTTTTAAGATAGCTCTGTATGCAGAGGGTGGTGGAGGTAAGTCTAGCACTACAGCTACTCTTGGCGCAGCAACGACAGCTTATACAACTACTGGTGAGGTAGCCAACAGTGGTTCTTACACGGCTGGCGGTGGTACTCTTACTAAAGTTGCTCCAACAACTTCTAGCACGACAGCTTTTACTGATTTTGCAGACATCAGCTTTACTACAGCTACAATTACGGCGATGGGTGCGTTGATATATAATGATACTAACAGTGATAAAGCGGTTGCTGTATTGGATTTTGGTTCTAATAAAACATCTACTTCGGGGACATTTACTATTCAGTTTCCCACAGCGGATTTAAACAATGCCATTATACGAATAGCCTAATGAGGTAGCCTATGTCGTTAACAGGATGGGGTAGAGGAACTTGGGGTGAGGGTGCGTGGAACCAAAGCGTTCCACTTGCTGTAACAGGAGTTGCTGGATCTACTGCCCTAGGAACTGTAGCAGCAGCAAATGTAATGGAGTTTCCTGTAACCGGAGTCGCTGGTGCGGGTGCAGTAGGAACTGTTAGCGTATCAGGCACAGCGGCTTTTGCAGTTACAGGGTCTGCTGGAACAAGTGCAGTAGGAAGTGTTACTGTAACAGGGACAGCAACTTTCGCGGTTACAGGGGTTTCTGGTGTTGGTGCGGCAGGAACAGGAACAGTAGCCCCTATTCAATCAATAGGCGTGTTTCCAGCAGGAGTTACGGCAACAGGTGCGGTGGGAGAAGAAATACTATACAGGCCGATCGTTCCATCACAAACACCTAACTGGTCTGGTGTAACAGTTTCACAAACACCTAACTGGACAGATTTAGCAGCGTAAGGACAGAAAAATGGCAAGCACCTATGTAAATGATTTAAGACTTAATGAGCTAGGTACTGGCGATGGTTCTGGTACTTGGGGGACAACAACTAATACAAATCTTGAACTTATCGGCGAGGCGTTTGGTTATGGTACAGAAGCTATAACGACAAATGCTAATACCCATACAAGCACAGTAGCTGATGGATCTACCGATCAAGCTAGAGCTATGTATATTAAGTATACAGGTGCTTTAGACTCCAACTGTACAATCACTATTGGTCCTAATACTAATAGCAGAGTTCATATAATTGAAAATGCTACTACAGATAGTGGTAGTTCTGGTCCGTACAGTATCATAATTACTCAAGGATCTGGGGCTAATGTAACCATACCAAATGGTCAGGTATCTATGGTCTATTTGGATGGCGCAGGGAGTGGCGCGGCAGTAGTTGATGCTCTTACTGATTTATCTATAGCTGGCACATTTAATGCCGCCGCCGATATTGTTGCGGCAGGAACTTTGCAAGCCGCAGGAGATACTGCTGCGGGAGATGATGCAGCGATTGGTTTTACTGCGGCAGAGGGTTTGATCCTTACAGGCCAAGGCTCTACATCAGATGTTACTATTAAAAATGATGCAGATGCTACCGTTGCCTCAATTGCAACAGGCACAACAGTTTTAACTGTGAATGATGATGTTACAGTAGTTGGCAGAGCAGTCGGCAGCACGATAACCGATGAAAACGATGCGACCTATGATTTAGCAGTAGGGAATAATTTCACTACCACAACCGCAGGAACTGTCACGATGACCTTTACAAACGCAGCCGCTGGTCAATCAGGCTGTATTAAGTTTGTTAATGGTGGCAATCATACAGTTAATGCTCATGCGGATGTAGCTATCAACGCGGATGTTTTAACTGCTCTTGCTGCAACAGGCACTTACTTTGTAACATATTATGTAACTGCGGCTAGTGGGGATAATACAATTCTTGTTGGTGCTACGGCTATCTTAACTTAGGGTTTAATTATGAGCATAATTCAAGCAGCAGGTTCAGGCGAAGTAAGCACAGGCTTTTATACTACCACCATTGACCAATCGTTAAAGTTTGATGCTGGGAGTAGTGCGTATTTAACGAGGACAAATAGCGGAGCCGCCTCTAGTGCAACATTAACGGTAGTTTCTTGCTGGGTAAAGCGAGGTAAACTTGGGTCTATACAGATGATTTTTTCATCCCAAACTTCCGACCCAAATGCTTGTGGTTATGTTAGTTTTATGGCTGATGACACATTACAAGTTTATCTTGATAAGACAGCGGCTGGCTCTGACGAATTAGTTATAACTACTACATCCGTATTTAGAGATGTATCATCTTGGTATCATATTGTTGTGGTTTTCAATGCCGCTGAAAGCGCAAATGCAGATAAAATGAAAATTTATGTTAATGGTGTGCAGCAAGCAATAGGAACCCCTTCTGTTACAGGGAATGCCGTTACTGCTCAAAGACTTTTAGCTGACGGTGTCAATCTTACTATTAGTAAATATTTCAATGATAATTATTACCTTGGTGGATACTTAGCGGAATATCATGTTGTTGATGGTGTTGCTGGTATAGACCATGATGATTTTGGGGAGCTTAAGAGCGGTGTCTGGGTGCCGAAATCGTATTCGGGCGGACATGGGAATAATGGATTTTATTTACCTTTCTCTTTTACTGAAGGTAATAGTGTTGAGTTTGATGGAACAGGAGATAACATAAGTTGGGTTAATGCTACTCAATACGATATTGCTACGGATGATGACTTCTGCTTAGAATTTTTTATGAAAGCTGATATTGAAGCAAACTGGGCTTATGGTTTTGGTGATTACACTAACTCAAATTGGGTGCTTCAATTGGGTCCAAACGGCATCCCCTACTTATACTATCCCGGCGGATCTATCACTTTTAGTGATATGAGTGCCTATATAACCACTACAGACTGGCATCATATCGCACTTGTGCGTGAAAGTGGAACGCATCGTTTTTATGTCGATGGTGTTCAACGTTCCACATCAACAAGTTTTGGAACAACCGCTGTTAATATGGCACATTTTGATGTGGGAGATGCTCACGAAGCGGGTGGTGCGTCACACTTAAATGGAACATACAGTAACTTACGATTTACAATAGGTGCGGCTAGATATGGTAGCGGCACTACTTTTACAGTACCCACTAGCACTTTAACTAATGACTCAAGTAATGTGAAATTATTAGCATTTACAACTTCAACGATTACAGCAGATGCAAGCACTGCCGCAGTTAGTGGTTCTATTACTGAGGGAGCCCCAAGATTTAGCCCAGACAATCCTTTTTCTGTAACCCTTGGCAATGATACTTCTGGAAACAATAATGACTTTACTAGCAGTGTTTTAGTATATTCTGATGTTGTCCCCGACAGCCCGACTAATAACTTTGCTACTTTTAATGAACTTGAAAAACATTCTTCTTCTGTTTTGTCAGAGGGCAGTCTTGTCGCAACATCTGCGGCAGCAAATACTTGGGAGTGTATTGGCTCAACAATGCACGTTAGCAGTGGCAAATGGTACTGTGAAGTGCTGATGACTGGTGCTACTGGAACTTTAGATTTAATAATTGGTGTCGCAAGAAGCCAAAGTTTTAAATTTTTAGCAGGAACAACATTTTATACGCCATCCTCAAACTTTGGTTACTATGCCTCTGTTGGGGATATTTATTCTGGTGGTTCGTTGACTGGTGACTTTAATATTACTTATGGGGTTGGTGATATAATCGGCATTGCAATTGATATGGATAACCTTGCAGTTTATTTTGCTAAGAACAATACATATATAAATTCTGGAAACCCCGCATCCGGCTCAAGTAAAACAGGATTAAGCGGTGCGCTTTTAGCGGGTGCTTCATATCAAGTAGCGGTTGGCGCGTATCAAAATAATGTAAAGTTCGCAGTCAATTTTGGTCAAGATAGTTCTTTTTCGCTGCATACGAACGCCGGTTCTGCATTTGCATCTGATGCAAATGGTATAGGTGATTTTTTCTATGCGCCACCGTCTGGCTATCTTGCGATGTGTTCATCTAACCTTCCAGAACCAGAGATTATTGATGGCACTGACTATTTTAATACGATTACTTACACTGGGAATAGCAGTCAACTAAATGTCACAGGGGTGGGTTTTTCACCTGATTGGACATGGATTAAAAAAAGAACTACTGCAAATCACGTTGCCCAAGATTCAGTTCGTGGTTCTTTTAGATATTTAGTTCCTGGGGCAGCGTCAACAGGCGCACAAAGCCCAGAAAATACAACTTCTGGAAATGATTGGTTTAGGTCATTTGATTCAGATGGATTTACTGTTTCTGCTACTACCACAGGTGGAAGTGCAACATCAGAATGGAATGATAATGGCGCTACATACGTTTCTTGGAATTGGCTGGCTGGCACAGCGTTCAGCAACTCTGCTGGTGCAAACGGCGCATCCATAGCATCGTCTGGTCAGGTCAACACAAAGGCTGGATTTAGTATTGTTAGTTATACCGGAAGTGGGGCAAATGCAACTGTAGCACATGGTCTAGGTGTGGCTCCTTCAATGGTTATAATCAAATCAAGGGTGGCTACTAGCGCAGATGGAAACTGGCTTGTGTATGTAAAGGCTGGTTCGGTAGATGAAACAGATTACTTATTGCTTAATAGCACTGCGGCGCAAGACGATGCGGCTGGAGCTTTTAATGACACCGCTGCTACCACAACCACATTTTCTCTAGGCACATTTGCTGACTTAAATGATAGTACAAAGACATATATTGCTTATTGTTTTGCTAATGTCGAAGGCTACTCAAAGGTCGGCAGCTACTTTGGGAACAGTAACGCAGATGGCACATTTGTCTACACAGGACACCGCCCCCAATTTCTGCTGATAAAACGTACGGATGCTGCGGGTACAAATTGGTGGATTTGGGATAATAAAAGGACTCCTTTTAATCTCGCTGACGATGCTATTCTTGTTAATGATGGTGCTGCTGAGTATACAGACAATTCATCATTAGCAATTGATATTTTATCAAACGGATTCAAAATGAGAAATACATATGCCGATTTGAACGTCACTGGATCTCCCTCAAGTTATATTTTTATTTCCATTGCCGAATCCCCATTTAAATTTGCTAATGCACGATAGGAGAATATAAAATGCCGTGGAAATACTCAGGCAGAATAATTAGAGTTGGCAAGGCGTGGATCGATAATAACGGCACACAATACCCTGCTGTGTGGACCAACCTTAGTGCCGATGAAAAAGCTGCTATTGGCCTTACTTGGGAAGACTTGCCAGCTAGTGAGGCTTACGTTGATAATAGATTTTATAGTGGTAGGCAAGCTGATGGTACGTTAATTCCTAAATCCCTTACAGATACATTGTGGGTTGATGAAGAGGGTAATGCTTTGAACGACCCAATGACGGGGCAGCAAGGCAAAACAATTGGCCTAAAAAATGCGGCTATAGCTTCAGCTAAAAAAGAAGCCGCCGAAAAACTTGCACCTTATGACTGGTATGTGACGAGAAAATCAGAAAAGTCTACAGCAATCCCCAGCACAGTTAGTACCTATAGAGATGCAGTCAGAACTGCTTGTGCTGCAATAGAAACAAGCATTACTAATGCTGCTGACTTTGCTGCGTTTATGGCTCTTTATGATACACCTGTGGACAGTGATGGTAAGGCAACTGGTACAGCACCAATCAATGACTGGCCTGATGCTATATAAAGGAGTTATTCGTGCCTCTAACCAAGCTCCAATTTAAACCCGGAATTAATCGTGATATAACATCTTTCACAAATGAAGGTGGTTGGGTTGATTGTGATAAAGTCCGTTTTAGGCAAGGCTTTCCCGAAGTTATTGGTGGCTGGGAAAAATATTCACAAAACACTTATATCGGTACAGCTAGGGGTTTATTTAATTGGGTAGCTTTAGATGGTTCTGATTTACTAGGTGTGGGGACAGAGGCTAAGTATTATATTGAACAGGGTGAGGCTTTTAATGATGTCACACCTATAAGAAGAACATCAACCAATAGCATTACTTTTGCTGCGACTAATGGCTCATCAACAATAACAGTAACAGATGCTGGTCATGGTGCGGTGCAGGGCGATTTTGTTACTTTTTCACAAGCGGTTTCTTTAGGTGGTCTGATAACGGCTGATGTTCTTAATCAAGAATACGAGATAGCCTCTGTACCAAATTTAAACACTTTTACAATTATTGCTAAAGATACTACAGGAGCTACTGTCACCGCAAATGGTAGTGATAGTGGTAATGGTGGGTCAGGTGTTGATGGTGTGTACCAAATCAATGCTGGTTTGAATACTGGTGTTGGTGGTAATGGTTGGGGTGCTGGAACTTGGGGCAGAGGTACTTGGGGTTCTGGTGCTGCAATTAATGTTACAACATCTCTTCGGGTTTGGAGCCAAGATAATTTTGGAGAAGATTTATTATTTAATCCTAGGGATGGTGGGATCTATTATTGGGATAAAAGTGATGGAATTACAGCTCGTGCGGTAGAAATAGGCACAGTGGCGGGTGCAGATCAAACACCTATTGTTGCTAAACAAATAATGGTTTCTGATGTTGACCGACATGCAATTGCATTTGGCTCAAATCCTGTAGGTTCCGTTATACAAGACCCTTTATTAATAAGATTTTCAGATCAAGAGTCTTTAGTTGATTGGAATCCTACGGCTACAAATACTGCTGGCGATTTAAGAATTGGTTCAGGTTCAGAGTTTGTAAAAGCAATAGAAACTAAACGTGAAATTGTAATATTTACAGATAGCTCAGTACATTCAATGCAGTTTATCGGTGCTCCGTTTACTTTTGGTATTCAGCCTCTTGCTTCAAATATAACTATTATGGGTCCGAATGCAGCTATAGCTGTAGAAGATGCAGTATTCTGGATGGGTAGACAAAACTTTTATGTGTATGATGGTAAAACACAACAATTACCATGCACTGTAAGAGAGCGTGTATTTTTTGATTTTGATTATGACCAAGCAGATAAAGTATATGCTGGGGTCATTTCAGAATTTAGTGAGGTAATCTGGTTCTATACCTCTAATACAAATTCTATTGCTAATGGTGGGACTGGTGAAAATGACCGTTATGTTATCTACAATTATGCGGAACAAACTTGGTATTATGGTAATTTGGGAAGATCTGCTTTTATAGATAGAGGTATAAGAACTTTACCAATAGGTGCAGAAGGTAATTATTTGTATAACCATGAAACAGGTTATAATGATGATGGTTCTGCTATGGTTTCTTCAATAGAGTCTAGCCCGATAGATATGGGTGAGGGTGATAAATTTTCTTTTATTCGTAGACTTATACCTGATTTCACATTCAATGGTTCTACAACAACAGACCCTACTGTAAATGTTACTTTACAATCTAATAATTTTAATGCGGGTAGTTTTCTGCAATCAGAAATTTCTAAAATAGATAGAACAGCGGTATCTACAACAGTGCCTTTTGAACAATACACTAATAAAGCAGATGTTAGACTTCGAGGCAGAGCTTTTTCAATTAAAGTTGATTGTTCTGCTTTAGGTGTTCGTTGGCGGTTAGGTAGCCCTCGTGTAGAAATAAGAGAAGATGGGAGACGTTAATGGCTACTAATGTAACTACTTTTCCACGTCTGCCTACCCCGCCTAATGAAGTAGATGCTCAGTACCTCGCTGATTTGGTAAGAGCTTTAGAAATATTTTTAAGACAGGCACAAAACCCACAATTAAATTTTCAAGAAGTTCCTACTAGCGGTAATAATAATTTACTACAACAAGGTGATATATACATTGGAGATGGTGGGTTTTTAAAAATAATAGGTAAAACAGAAATATTTAGTGGTTCTTTTTCAGCTACAGGTTCTGTAGGAACAGTCACTATCTCGGTTGCATAGGAAAGAAAATATGGTTATGATGCAATTAGCAAATATCAGGTATTGCTACCCTGCATCTCATTTTATAAGGAAAGTAAGATGCAAGGTATAGAGACACTCCCATACGAGGTACAAGAACAACCTTTCATTCCGACAGGTGGTTTAGAAACGATGAAGTCTGCGGCAGAAATGTTAGCAGATTTTGGTCGTAATGGTGATACATACATTGTTCATGCCGCTGAAGGTGAAACAATGGTTCCAATGGAAGTATTGGATGAAAACCCTCGGTTAAAACAAATGTTGTTTAACCAAATGGAAGATATGGGTATTGAGCCCGAGCGTTATATTGTTGGTAGTGAATTAAATAGTATTAACCCTATTACTGGTCAACCTGAGTTTTTCTTTAAAAAGATATTTAAGAAAATAGGCAGAGGCCTTAAAAAAGTCGTAAAGAAAATTGCTCCTGTAGTATTACCAATAGCTTTATCTTTTGCTCTTGGTCCGATATATGGTAGTGCGCTTGGATCTGGTATCACAACATTATTGCGAGGTGGTAGTTTAAAAGATGCTGCTAAATCAGCCCTTATATCAGGTGCGATTGGCGGTATTAGTGCTGGTTTTGCTGGTCCGGGAGACTTTATGAGTAATGTAAAGTTTGCAGCGGGGAATCCATTACAAGCTGGTGCATATGCAACAGATAAATTATTTAACACTAAAGGTGGTATAGGTGGGATAACTTATGATAACCCTTATGGTTTTGATCCTGCAGCTAGTGCAAGTCAAGCAGCTAGTCAAGCTAGTGCCGCTGATGCTGCTGATAAAAATGCGTTTATGACAGAAGGCGCAGACCCTGTTGTCGCAAGAAAAGCTGGAGTTATAGATACTAAGGACATAATAAATAAACCCCCTCCAGAGCCTAAATCATTTATGGAAAAATATTTATATGACCCTGCTAAAGCTGCTGTCGATCCGAAAACAGCAGAAATAACAGGCGAAGGTACATTAGAATCAATATTTAGCACAAATCGTGCAAGTATAGATCCCGCTATACAATCAGAAGTAGCGAGAGCGAAAGCTGCACAAGCTATTAAAGGATTAGGTGATTCAACACTTGATCAAGCAGCTAAACAAGCAATTACAGACCAAGCTAGTGCTAAAATAGCAGAATCAGCTACAGCAGGAGCTCCCAGTTTCTTTACAAAAGCTATGCCTTTAGGTATTGCTGCCACAACAGGATTAGCTGGTCTTGCTGCTTTGAACTATAAACCTGGACCAGATGAAGATGGTGATGGCGCACCTGATTATTATGAAACTCCAGGAGGTGATATGTATCGCGGCAATCCTGAGATGTTTGGTTTTGGTAAAGATTTTTATGGTGATAACCCATATTATGCAGATAATAAGTTTTTACCTCCAGCATTATTCGCAGCGGGGGGTGGTTCAATCAATGGTCCGGGAACACCAACCAGTGATTCTATACCAGCTATGCTAAGTGATGGTGAGTTTGTAATGAATGCAAAAGCTGTCCGTGGTGCTGGTAATGGTGACCGCAGGGCTGGCGCAAAAAGAATGTACGATATGATGCGCTCCTTGGAAAGGAGGGCTTAATATGGCTACTGATACAGTTATCCAAAGAGAAGCCGCCGATATTGAGGCCTATAAACTCGGCCTTATGGAACAAGCAAAAGCTCTGACCTCTGCCCCACCTATAGGTGGTCAGCCGGATATTACATCACAGGGTATGACGCAAGCACAAACAGATGCTTTAGGTGCTGCTTCAGCTGGTTTAGGTGGTTATCAATCTTATTTAGATGATGCAACAGCTACACAAGATCTTGGGCTTGCCGCTCTGCAGGGTTCAATGGGTGCGCCGACACAAGCACAATTAGATAATTATATGAATCCTTACCAACAAGCAGTACAGGATGAAATTAATAGGTCTTATGACCAACAAACTGCACAATCTGGTCTTGGTTCAGTAGGGATGGGTGCGTTTGGTGGTAGTAGAGCTGCTGTTCAACAAGCAGAAATAGGTCGTAATAGAGCTTCTGCGTTAGCGCAATCTCAAGCACAGAATTTTTTACAAGCGCAAGCCGCTGCCCAAAATGAAATGGGTAGGAATTTAGCAGGAGGCCAAGCATTAGGTCAATTGGGTTTGCAACAAGCAGGGATAGGTGAATTAGCTACTAAATTAGGTATAGCTGATCAATCAAATCTATTTGCACTTGGTGAGCAAGAGCGTGCTATTTTACAAGCACAGGATGAAGCAGCTCGGCAAACCGAAATGGCTCAGATTTTTGAGCCTTATCAACGCCTTGGTTTTTATAGTGATATATTGCGGGGTGCGCCTAGTACTCAATCTACACTTACACAATCTACTACCCCTGACCCGAGTATACTAAATCAATTAATTGGTGCGGGGATAGGTGGGTTGAGCTTGTATGGTGCAGCAGGGAAAGCGTTTAGTTAATGGATCCAGTATTACAGAGAGCAATGTTTAGTGGACAAGCCCCCCAAGTCCCGCAAGCTGCTGGGACAGGTATTACCTCTGGGTTAGAAACTACACCTGAGCAAGAAGCTGAAATGGAAAGTACTCTAGCTGAGATAGCTGGTGGCCTCCAAAGTATGAATGATGATATTGATAATGCTGAAGATTATGTAGGTATTATGAATGCTATCCGTGGTGATGATCAAAGTATTGAAGAACGACGTAGTGAGTTAGCTGGTTATATTGGTAAAGAAGATGCTGGTAAAACACCAGAATCTGCGCTTACTCTTATACAGCCCTCCCTTACTTTACTAGACTCCGCTGAACAAGGCTCTCAGGAAGAGGGTGGGGCTATTGCTGATGATGGTATTATGTCTATGCTTGGTGAGTTAGGTAGTCAGGGTGCAATGCAAGGTGCTGCTGATGCAATGCAGGGTGGTCAGCCTATGCAAGCTCCTAGACAGCGTGAAGCTATGACTCGTATGGCTATGGGTGAACAACCTGTAATGCGGTTTAATGGCTCTCCTCAATCTGGCGAGGGTTACGAATCTAGCGACTACCAAATACAAGACCTTACAAAAATGAATTTAATTCTTCCAGGAACAGCTATCCCATCTGATAAAGGAACTCCTTCAGGCAAAATGGGTATACTAGAAAAGTTATTGGGTAATGTCCCTAAGGCAAAAACAACAGCCGAATTATTACCACAATACCAAGAATTATATAAAGACTCTGCTAAAGCATATGAATTAAACCCATATATTGCAGGATTACAATTAGCAGGGGCTATAGCTAATGCTCCAAAAGGTGGGTTGTTGACTTCAATTTTAGCACCTGAAACAATTAAAGCTGTAAGTGATCCTATTTTGCAAATGGCTCAAGCTAAAGGTCAAGGTGATTTGTTAGCTAAAAAAGCAGCTATGGAAGCAGCCACCGCTTCAAGAAGTGCAGAAACAAAAGCTAAACAAGCTATAAACGTAGCTGCCATACCGAAATTATTAGATCAAGAAGCACTTATCACTAAAGATATAGGTGGCACAACATATATTATTGATCCAGCGGCATTGAGAGCAGCTACCGCTGCGGGGCAATCATATACCCCTTCAACACTAAAAGGTGAGACCGCTGCTAATATACAAGTAAGACCAATAGGTGATACAGGACAATATTTCACTTGGGATCAAAATGATAAATCAGGGACTATCACAACAGGTGGCACAGCTAAAACTGAATGGATTAAAACAGAAACTAAAAGTGGTGATGTCATTATGTATGACAAATCCAATCCTAAAAACTATGAAACCATTATAGAAGGTGGTGGACAAATATTAGGTGATATTACTAAGGGGTTTGTAAAACTCAAAGATGGTGTTGCTACACCAATTAGTATAAAAAATGCAGATGGTTCTGACTTTGTATACAAAGGTGACCAAACAGAATTAATGAAAAATTCTGAACGATTTGGTGAGTTGTCTGGCAAACAAAATTTAGATGCTGGGGAAACAGCGGAATTACAAGCATTGACCCAAGCTCTTGTACCTGAAGCGACAAAAGGTGAGTTCCAAACAATGCTTGATGAATACCTTGTGGGGTATAAATCTAGATTAGAATCTGGTCTGCCAGCAGGAAGTGATCAATCAGTTGATCAAATGGTTAATGATGTAAAACAAAATTTAATAAAAGATTATATCACAGCTAAAACCACAAAACCTGGAACAGTGTTTGACCCTAACCTATCAATAAATAAATACTCTTCTGAATCTATTATAAAACAATTAAATGCTACTAGGGATGGTGCTGCATTAGCTACACAATTAGCTGGCAGAGCACGAACAATAGTTACCACAACAGATAAATTTGAAGGTGGTAAACTTGGTTCACAAAGACTTGCTATTTCTCAATTAGCTAAAGAGTTTGGCCTTACTGAGTTCTTAAGAGATAAATTCAACATCGAGGGTTCGCTTGAACAATTCTTAGGTGGTGATGCAGATATAGGCCAAGTACAACAAGCCCTTGGAAATCAAATGGTTGTTGAATTAGCTGGCTCGTTTCCAGGAAACCTCAACCAAACTGAAATTCAAATACTTGAAAACGCCGCTTTGGGTATCGGTAAAACTCCAGGAGCTAATAAACTTTTGGCAGCGGCTCTTGACAATATTGCTGATAGACAATCAAAAATTGCAGCAGGTCTACAGGCTTACGCTGAAGAAAATAAAGACCTCAGCCAATTTGAGTTGAAGATTGGTCTTGACCGAAAACAAATAGAGTTAGAAGGTAATTTAAATGACCCTGAAAAGAACCCTAGTTTAAAAGCCTTGAATGACCAATTAGCTTCTTTTGATCCAGACGCTACTGTTCAATTACCTGATACAGTAGGGGCATTAGCTGGTTCTATAACTACTGTAAATGATGTAGATAATTCTTATTCAGCTCTACAGGCTAAATTTGGTGTTAGTGTTTTCCCAAATCTGCCTACTGACCAAAACCAAAGAAAAATTGCTCTGCAAAGGGTTGTAGATTTTATAAAAGATGAAGCAGATTAGGTAATTTATAATGGCACAATTAGATTTTTCTGATTTAGGAGGTACGACCCAAGGTAGTCTTAATTTTGACGATTTACAGGGTTCGACTACTCCTGGAGGGATATCTCTAGACCCAATTAATATTAATGAAACTTTACCTGATGTTCCTCCCGAGATTGCTGAAGAAGCAATGCGGGAAGATTTTACATTAACAAATGATCTTAGAGGTAGGGGTTTTAACATACCCGATGATACCCTTGCGATTCCTTCAGCCAGAGATATGATTTCTGCTGAGTTATTGCAAGCTCAAAAAGAAGCTAGTGCATTAGATGAAGAACGCATAGAAAATGTACTATTAGAATTAGTTCCTAATTATGCTGGGTCTAAAGTTGATCCAGGAATACTAGGGCTAGGTGATAAAGATACTCTTGCTCGTATGCCTCAGTTTAACCAACGTCAAAGTTGGTTTAAAAATAAATTTCCTAAAGGAGAATTATTTAGAGTAAATACTGGTGGTAATAACCTTGTTGAAATGTACAAAACATCACCTGAGGGTAAATCTTTCCGTGTGTCAGATGATGTATTTTCTTTAGCTGATATAGGTACTGGCACTGGTTCTTTAGCCAATTTTACAACAGCAGGGTCTGTGCTAGGCAGCATATATAGTCCTTTTTTAGGAACAACAGGCGGTGCATATGTAGGCAATACGATAGATACAATGATAGCTAATTATTTAGCTAGTCCGGATGGTACTTATTTTTCGGATGAAAATGACTTTAAAACAAAGTTTCTAGCTGGTGACCGTGTTGCTTTAGCTTTGGTAGATGGATCATTAACAAAAATTCTTCCTGGAGCAGGACGTGGCGGGAAGTATCTTATCAATAAAGGTATGGGGGCATTAGAACGTATCGGTTCTAAAGAAGGTGATACTGTTTTGTTTGGTAATCAACCAAACACTAGCCTTTTGTATGAGTTGGGTGTTTTTTCCGTTAGCCCGAAAGCATTATCAGCACAAAAAGCTGCTGCGAGTATTGCAAGCGAAACTGGAGTGAATCTTCCTGCCTTGAATGTTTCACAATTAAGCGATAGTAGTTTGTTGCGAGGTGTGGCTTCCCAAATTTCGGGTACAGCCGATAAGCTGCCCCAAAATCTTTCAAATCAACAAGCTAAGTTGTTAGAGGCTTTAAATGTAAAAGTAAAACAACTTGGCGGTAAGTTTGAAACACTCAGCCAAGATGAACTTTACAACTACATCGCGCTTTCTAATAAAAAACTAGCTGATAATATTTATCAAGGTTTCCGCGCAAGATCAGGTGGAACAGAGGTTCTTCCTGATGCAGCGGATGGGGCTGCATCAATAATGCAGGGAGCCAGAGATTTAGATAGAGCTTTAGCAGGGGCTATTGATCGTAAGTATAAAGAGGCTTTTACTTTAGCCGGAACAGATAATGTTGTTTTCGATATTTCCGATGTTGTTAAAGTAGCTGAAAAAATTAAATTAGGAACTCAAATTACAAAAGTGCCTGAAGCTGGAAGAACCCCAACAGGTATTCCTCTTAAAACAGACAAAGGCAGGAAAGTTTTTGCAGCAGAAGAAACTGTTCGCACAAAAGCCTTTGGTGGGGAATTACAAACATTAGTAACTAATATAACTAAAGTATTTGACCCTTCCATAAAAAATGTAGATCTTAAATCTATAAAAGGTTCTAGTTCCCCTGAACTGGTTAGCTCTTTTAAACAATTAAAAGACATTAGAGACCAAGCACAAGATTTGTTGAACAGTGGCGGTGGTACTGGTGCTGAGATGCAAGGTGCTCGGGAGTTAGTAGATTCTATTGATAACCTGATAGTCAATGGTATTGAGACAGGTAAGGTTACAGGTGGCACAGATGCATGGCGAAAATCATTTCTTGAAGCTGGTTCTTTAGTAAAACAAAGATCCGATATTAAAAACTTTACTTCTATTTCTCAGATGTTTGGCAGGTCTGGGGAAGTGACGCCTGTTAAGGTAGCCCAGAATTTATTGGATGGTGCGTTAGATTTTGAAAATTATGGGTTACTAAGAAACATGGTGAACACTACTGCTTTAACCCAAGCAGAAAAAGAAGCTGGTCAAGTTTTACTTAAAGATATTAGCGACACATTTGTTTCATTACTTATTAAAAATCCTGATAAAGGATACAAATTAATAGATGATTTTAAAACGAACGATTCTGAACTTTATGGAACTATTTTTGATTCACAAACTAAATCACAATTAGATGATTGGTTAGTATTTGGTAGAAATATTGCTGCTGATCCTGTTCAAAATGGGTTAGATGGGTTTTTATCTAATGGGGCTCAAGCTCTAAGGTATGTTCGTTCTCAGTATGGTGTGAAACAAGATATTGGTCTGCAACAGTTTATAGATGCAAATGGGGGCTTATCTGGTCAACGAGCTAAAGAAATAAGAGGTGCGTTGTTAAAAGATATTGCGGACTCTTCTTCTATTGTTAATAGAGAGGGTAGCTCAAAATATTTTACTGAAACAGTAATTGACCCAATTAAACTTAGTAATGAGCTAGACCAGTTGTTAAACACTACTGGAAAGTATGAGGCCTTTAAAGGTTTGTTTGGCACAGTCCAAGCTGATGGTTCTGTTGTAAAAACTGCGGCAGGGGAAGCTAATAGAAAAATATTTGAAAATTTTAAAAAATACGGTGCTTTTCTAGGAAATACTCCTGATGTGGGCGGGGCATTTGCAACAGGTAATATACGATCCGAATTGTTAAGTGCTACTGGAATACCTAATGCAGCTAAATCATTATTTACTAATAGGTTTTTAGCAGCAGTCTTTGCTGCCGAACCTTCTGTAGCTCAATTAGAAAGAGCTATCAATATTAAAGGGTCTTCTGGGAGAGTAGCAGCCAGTATTTCTTTGTTAAGAAGAATGACGGATTCACTTAATTTAGATGTAGAAGGTGGCGCAATAGTACAGGAAGCTCCGGCTGGTCAAGAAACACCATCGGAAGAAATAGACAGAACAGATTCATTGAATATGGGTGTGCCTCTCAATGTTTCTTCAAATATGGTTACTACTCCTGCGTCTACGCAATTAGCGAGCGCACCACAGATACAACCACCACCTAGAGCTAGTCAGGGTGCAGGGATTACGAACTTTTCCTCTCTGTTTCCTCGCGATGAGTTAGGTGGTGCAATAGCAAATCGTC